GTTCCTGCCCGGCCATTTGCGTTGACCAAGCGCGGTTAGCCGTCATGTCGCCAAGCGTTACGGATACTTCGCTAATGCCGATGCGCTTTGCGGCAGACGCGGTGCCCGAGTTGAACAGGCGCGCATGAAACGGGACAAAACTTGATTGGATTGCGCCGTGGCCGGTCTGCGCTGTGGATGCGGTCAATGTGGCGCGAAGAACCCCGTCAATCCAAAATTCAACGTTTTCGTCATTGAGGACGATTAAGTATTCGCCGCGCTCGTTGTCGGGGACCACGGTTATGGGGTCGGTCGTCTGTTCAACGCCGTTGTTGTTTTGCACGCCGACAAGCGTTCCGCCTAACGTCCACCGGAAAAACACGCCATCCGTAGGCGTTGCGGTTGTTGCCGCAAACCCAAGGCCAATATCGGCCTGCGCATTAAGCGCGGATTGGTTAATGCCGATTGCGCTGAAATAGAGATACAACGGGGCCGACGATATCGACGGGAACGTGCGATAGGTGCGCAAGTTCACGACGTTGCCGCTTGCCGTGGCGCTGCCCGCGTTGAGGTTAAGCAGGCCGCCCGCCTGCGTAATGGTCATCGTCGTAGTGACGACCTGATACCGGCTTGCGCTAATGGTCGTATAGGCGAACGCATCCTGCCAAAGAAGGCTATCAGTGCCCACGCGCGTGCGATAGCCCGCGCGATCAAGCGTGGCCTCGGGCGACACGACTACGCCGTTATCGCCCTCATTGCCCGCAACCGTGTTTGCATTAAGCGCAGATGCGCCGCCGCGAATAACAACTGACATGCGTTAAAGCCCTACCGCGTTAAATGTGTATTGGCCCCACGTTCCATTAGGAGCGTGCGCCGTGATTGTGAAGCCCACGCCAGCCGTTAGGTCTGTAACGCTAGCGGTCAAGCCTTCGATCAGCGCGTCTTCGGCGTCGTGGTCTGCCGTCGCAGCACCGGGCGACACGACAATGACGCTCGACGCCGTGACCCATGTTGCGGCGATGGTAACACTCGCGTCACCATTGCCCTCGGTCGCGCCAAAGTTCACCGTACCGGACGCCTTCTCAAGCGCACCGTCGTGCGCGTCATTCCAGTTCGACGGCTGGACAATCGTTGCGTCGCCGCTGTCGGGTATGGCCGAGACGAATTTATGCGTAACGGCCATTACTGCACGCCAACCGCGCGGCCCGTCTGGTCGCGCACGATCTGCTTGGGCCGCGACATGGTTTCTTTAAGCTCGCCAAGTGCGGACATAAACGCCTGTTGCGTCGCTGCGTTGCTTTCGGTCGCCGCGCCAAGCGCCTGCTGCACAAGCTGCGCAAGGCCCGTCACGGCGTTCTTCTGTTCAACGTCGGCGCCAGTCACGGCTTGCGCGTTCATCTGCGCGGCCTGCATCTCGGCGGCCTTTAGCTGTAGCTCGACTTCCTTAAGCGACAACTCGCGCGCCTTGATGGCCTGCGTAAGTTCGGCCTCGCGCGCCTTGAATTCGATCTCTTTGCCCTTGGTTTGGGCTTCCAGCATCGTCTTTGTCATGTCGCCCTTCATTTGGGCGTTTTCGGCTTGGAGCTTTTGGATAAGCTCGGTGCCTTGCGCAATCTGCTGCTGAATCTCGGGCGGCAATCCGGCGGGCTGTCCGTTCTCGCCCTCCTGAAGCTGTGGCGGGAGCATCTTTTTCAGGCGCTTCGCCAGTTCCGGCGCGTTCGGGAAATCCAAGTTCTCGGCGATCAAGTCGCCCGCGATCTGCGCAAGCGCGGGCTGCGCGCGGACAAGTTCGATCATCTGCGAGGCGGCTTCCTCGCGCTGCGTGGCGTAGCTCGGGCCGGTTTTCACAACCACGTCGTACTTGCCCACGCCTAGGTCATAGAGACGCGCGTTGGCGTCGTCCTGCGGGGTGTCATCGCTTTCGCGCTGGCGGGCGACGATAGCCCTGCCGCTGGTCTCGTTGCCGCGCGCACCCATCGCGGCGTCGAAAATGCCCATGACAGACTTCATGTCGTCGCTGGCGTTCGCGGCTTCCTGAATCGCACCAGCAGCGACAGTGGGGAACGGCTGACGCTGCGGCATCGCGCCGCCGGTCGGCTTGTAGGTCAGATACGGCCAAGAGCGGGTGTTGGCGTTCTCCCACTTCTGGCGTTCCTTGCCTTCGGGTAGCGAGCCCTCGGCGATCAGGAACGGCGCGCGCGGGGCAAGGGCGACAAGTTCGGTCGATGCCGAGCGCCAGAAGTTAAACATCATCTGCGGGTCTTTGGCGTCGCGGATCAGCGAGCGGAAATGGCGCCGCCCGTCGATAATCACCTCATCGCCCCAAACCGGGCAAATCGGGATCGTCTGGCCCGGCCAGTCGTCCTCTTTCAGGACTTCCGCGCCCGACAGAATGCGGCGCTTGACCTTGTAGTATTCCGCCTCGCGCTCTTTCGTCGGCGTCACGCCGGACATGGCCAGCGCGTCTTTCAGCGCCATCTTGGAGCCGTCGGGCAGCACGAAGGGCTTGCTAAGATCCTCGGCGCGCATCACCGCGCCATTGCTCAGCAGGACGATCTTGCGCTTGTGGATCGTGCGAAGGAAATACTCGGCGAGCCGGATTTGCTCTTGCCCGAAGTCGTCGCGCTCGGTCTGGTCTTGATAATCGCCCTCGAACGAAACGAATTCCGCATCCGGGTACGTTTGCTCGAAAACGGATTTCGTCATCCACTCGGCGACAAACCCGTATTCCCAATCGCTGGCATCAAAGGCGCGCGTGCTGGGGTCCCAATAGACGCTCAACGGATTGGCGATGCGCTCAATCCGGGCCTCCATGTCGAACGTGTCGCCTTGGGCGTAGTCGATAACGATGCGGAAGAAACCGAAGCCGCCGGAAACCGCGTGTTCTAGCGCAGTGTCATACGCGACTTCCGCATTTGACCCGCGCTCAATCGATCGGCACAGGCCGCCGATGACTTCCGCCGTGTCGATGTCGGCGCCGCTATCGACGGGCACGACCTGAATCGCGGGCTTGTTCTGGCGCGCGTCGTTGACGACTTGGCGCACGAACGCGGGCATGCGGTTGATCGTCAAGCACGGGCGGCCCTCAAGCTCGCGCTGCTTGCGGATTTCGGCGGGCCATTGGTCAGCGAGGCGGCCAAAACGAATATCCTTCGCCGCGTCCAAGCGGTTCAGATTCGTCGCGGACTGCGTTTCCTCGAAACGCTCAAGCGCCTCGTTTAGAACCGTGTCGCCCGAGATTTTCTTGCTGCCGCGTTTAGCCATTAGCGCATAGCCTCGCTTGCGCTCTTGGTGCGAACAATTTTCGACAAGTCTCCGTCATGAAAATTGGCCCATCCGGGGATAAACATGAAAACGCTTGTCGTCGGGCAATCGAACCCGCTCATGTCGCGCGGCCGATCATGCACAAGCGGCCAATACGGCAACGGGCGCTCGGCTAATGATTTGCGAAGAGACATTAGGCAATCACCTGCCGACCGGCTTTGACGCGATAACGGCGGCGAGGCGTGATATCGAATCCGGCAGGCGCGCGATGCGTCACAAGTTCTTCGCCATCAACGGTTAGCAGCCCAGATTTAATGGGATCGTCATCCGCATAAACGGAAAGGGCCGGAATGACCGGCCCCTCATCGTCCCAATATCCGCCGCGATAAATCATCATCACCCTAACCACGCGCCGGGGCCGCGATAACGATCTTCCTCGTCATCGGTGGCCTCGCGCCGTTCGTGTTCGATGCTCATGGCGAGCGTTCGGAAAGCGTCTGCGGCGTGCGACGACCAATCGTGCATTGGAAGCCGCGACACAGCGCCCGTATCCTCGTCAACCTCGTAGCGGTAGTGCCGCAAAGCGTGCAGCCCATCGGCGCACTTCTCAGCGTCAAACCAGCAGCGATCAAAAACCGTGCGGACCGCGTTGATGCCGTCCACAAGCTTGGACTGCGGCAGAACGCGGACCTTGCGCCCTAGCGAGCGCAATTGCCCGGCGATGGTGCGGTCCGGCTCGGGAAGCGCCGCCGCCGCCATCGTGGTTGCTTTGCCGTCGTGCGGTAGCCAATCGAGGCCCCACGCATAGGGCCGCTTCTGAAGCTCGGAAACGTACCAAGATGCGGGCTTGCGGTTGGATTGCACAAAGTCAATGATGCGCCATTCCATGCCAACGACTTGCGCGCACCAAATCGAAACACTGTCCGAATAACCCAAATCCCAATAGGTCGAGACAGGCTTGATCGGATCGTAGGGAACGCGAGTAATTCTGTTCTCGGCAGTCGCGCGCCGAAGTTCGTCGGCGTAGATCGCGCCCTCAAGGACGGTCTTGCAGGCACCTTCCCAAACGTGGCGGTAGTCGTCTTCGGACCGCGCCCGCAAATCCTCCATCTCTTGACGAAGAACGGCGGGAAACCAGGGGTTATCGGTGTAGTTGACCTTCGCGACGATAGCGCCAGTCGGCGGCCGGACAATGAAGCGTTGATACGTTTCGTCTTGCTCAAGGCCGGGATTGAACGACACCCAAATTTCCGAGCCGGGCTTACGTATCGTCGGGATCAGCGTTTCCCACGACGACTTCGTAACGTTCTGCGCTTCCTCGACCCAACAAATGTCGGTGCCTTCAACCGACTTGATGTTCGAGACGTTGTGCTTGAGCCCGTGAAACGTGAACTCGGTTCCGTTGCGCCCGCGAATGACGGCGTTCTGAACCTCGTAGAACGCGCTGAGGCTCATCGCCGCTATTTGGTCTTTCAGCAGCTTGTGGACCGAATCCGCAATCGACTTCTGAATTTCACGCGCGCACAGCACCCGAAGCGGACGTTGCGCGCCAATCGTCAGCAGCGCCCGAGCGATGCCCCAGGACTTCGCACCGCCTCGCCCGCCGTAGAGAACCTTGTAGCGCGCGGGGTCAAACAGAAATTGGAGCTTCTCGGGAAATTCAATCTTCTGTTTTTGCGGCTTCAGAAGGGCGGACAAACGACACCTCAAGGCTGGTCGGGATCGGTCCGCCGTCGGGGCCGCTCAATTCCTGCGTCACTTTTTCGCCGTACTTCTTGGGCGCGACTTTCGACGCGAACCATTTGCGCGCGTCCATTTGAAGCTTGGCCTTTTGCGGATCGTTCGTTGTGTCCGCGATAACAAGCTGCTCTTCGGCGTAATAATCGGCCTGCTGCTGCCGGGCCTTTTGATATTTCTCCGAAAAATCGCTATGTTGTTGAAGCCAAAGGTAAACCGTACTCTGAACCGGCATGTTCGCATCGCGGCACATTTGGATCAGCGTTTCGCCATGCGATAAGCGAAGGCAAATCAGATCTGCCATTTCAGGCGTGTAATCGCTTGGGCGCCCGGCCATGTCAGCGCCCCATAAGGCTCCGATATGCCCGCTTCCAGCAGAGGAAAACGGTGCCCATCGCGGTTGAATTCAGGAGTTGAGCGCGCGTCATTTCCACAGGCCCAGGCATGCGTCGGGATTGGCTTTAAGCCAGTCGCGCAGGGCTTTGGCGTCGGCAAGGATTCGCTTCTGTTCGGGCGTGCGCTTTGCCATCAGCCCTGATCCAGATAGTCGGCGGCGGTCGTCATGAAGCGCGAAAGCGCCTCGGTTTGCGGCTCGCCGTTGATTGCCCACTGTCCCGCCGGAATCATGGGGAAGCGCGCGTAATAGAATTCGCGGAACGTCTGTCGGGGCCTTTGCTCCGGCGCGTTCCGTTTGTGCTTCAGCACTTCCGACCGCCGCCCTTTTTCTTAGCCATGCTTGATTCTCCAAAAAAGATTTGCGTCACCCGAATCGAACGGGCTCGGGCCGGACCTCGTTTCCTAGACGTAGCCCCGTCTATTGTGGAGTTGAACCACTAGGCAGACGGCCCGCGCTTGAACCCCCAGCGCCGAACGCAAAAGAAAACCCCCGCAGCGGGTGACGCGCGGGGGCGAGTTGAACAGGGAGGAAACACCATCATCCGACGCAACGCGCCAGGATGACACACAGCATATGGCATAACACTATATTCGTGCCACAACTAATATGTGCCACTTGTGCCAGACTTTTTAATTTTACGCGGCTTGTCTTTCTTCGTTGCGCACGGGGCGCACGAGCCCGAAAGCGACGCCGAAAATCATCAGGGCTTGCGCGTAATGGCGTTTCAGCGTGCGCTCGGGGATGTAGGTTTCGCGGATAATGTCCTTCCATCCCATGTTAGCGGCGCGGCGCCACAAAAGCAGGCGGTCGTAGTCGCAAAGCTTTTTCGAGGCCATCGCAATGTGCACGGCGTCGTGAATGTCGATAGCCTTGTTGCTCGGCGGCAGATTGCCGATCTTTTCCTTTTCAAGCCCGTAGGACTCGAAAAACTCGCGCACCACGTCTGGCATGTTGCTGCGGAACTTCGCGGGCCAACACCCGCGCTCCCGAAGCGTGTGCGCCACGATCCAGGCCGTCCGAATATCGCGCTTGATGTTGGCGCGCACCACGGCAGCACCGGAGCGGCGTGGCTTGGCCTTTAGGTTTTCGTGAATGTCGCGGGTCATTGGGGGCTCCTTAATCAATACGGAGGACGCGGAGAAGCGCTTGAAATGATTTCGGCGAGGTTTCCGGGGTTTGCGAATTGGCGCCAAAATTCATTGATAATTTCTTTCTGCGCCTTTCGCTTTGCCAAATAGACAAGCCGGGCGTGCATTCTCCCTTTTGCGGTTTTTCGCTGCTCGCGAAGTTGCGCCGCAAAAAGGTTGCGCTTTTCCTGGATGGTCATCTGCATCACAGTTTATCCCATGCCTCGCGGTGCCAATCGGGCCAGCCGCGTTGCGCTTCAGTGGTAGATTTTTTCAACCGGCTAAGGGCGTGCTTTTTCCAGTCAATCGGCAATTCCTGAAGCTCATTAACTCTCCGCCCCAGCCAACGGATGGCCTCTAGACACTCTTTGTGCGTCAAATCATCGAGGCGTTTGCCGCGCCAAGTCTCGATCATGCCGTGGTCTTCCATCACTTCCCCTCCATCGCGGCGTCGATTTCGGGATTTTCTTGCTCCTTGATCCAAGCCTTAGCCACTAGAATCATTGCGTCGGCTTCTTGTCGGCTTTCGGGGAGCTTCACGTGCCCGGCTGCCAAAAATGTGCCGTACATCAAAGGATCGAAGGCTCCAAGCGCGGCGCGGGCCGCTTTCAGTGCGAGCGCGCGATTGGCGTTCATTGCGACGCCGTACCTGGCCTCGCGTTCAACCGCAACATCCCAAGGGTCTGTGTTGCCGGGGTCATAGACCGCGTAAATCGCCCTCGCCACGCGCTCGATCATCTCGGGTTGGTCTGTCATCTCGTGTCTCCGTTAAGTTTGCGGCGAAGGGCTATCCGGGTGTCGCGGTATTCCTCCCATGATTCGGGCTCCCACGGTCGCCAGCAAATTGCGCTTCCGTAGCCGTCGTGGTCTTTCGATTTAGACAACAGGCAATGTTTTTTTTCTTGGAAATTTAGTGTCATTTCTTCGTACTGTTCAGCCCCGTACGAAAAAAGCACAACAATCGGCGTTTTCGTGGGCGCCGTGCGAAATGGCTGCCAATCTCGATAATAAATTTCCTCTTTTGTTTTGATCACTCTCGCCTCCCATATTTCTGGTTCGCGATGTTGACGACGGCTTGCCGGTCCCAATCGTTTTGGATCTCATGTGGCCACAGGACGGCGAC